GCGGTTTTTGTCAGTTTTTTGGATGCCAGCAACTGATTGAACATATTTCCTGGTTTGCCACCACCTATATACGACCAACGCCCCCACATCCGTAATTTCCCCTGGATCCAGACGGCTTCCAGCGTTTTTAGACGTAAATGCTCGCCGCTTTTGCCTGTAATTTCCGGGTATATCATATTTACGATCACTCACTCTCAATTTTGTAAATCTTCACGCCCAGCCGCCCCCCAGGAACGAGCTGACCGCGCACAATATTGATTTCATCAAACTGCTCGTCGTCTATGAGAAGTCCGGCATGCGTCAGCGCATCCAGTGGTGCTTTCAGGATATTGTCCAGGTCACGACGACGTTTATCCGGTGGCTCTGCAATAATCTTTATCGCCAGCCTTCCGGACAGGTTTAATTTCAGCCGCTGCTGGCGAACAATAAGCGCCACATCACGGCGATAACGCTCACCGGCTTTTGATACAAAATATGTGCTGCCACGACGTCGCCAGTAAGTGTTCACCGTTGGCGGGTAAGGCAAAACAAATTCTATGCGTTCAGTCATTCATGCTTTCCACTTCAGGACACCCGAATTTCTCGCGTGCATTAAAAAACGAATCAGCAACAACAGCTGGCTGCCGTGTTTTTCTTCAAAATCTTTTACCCCGGCGTGTAGTTCGCTATGGCATTTACGGCACAGCGGAATAACAAACAAATCATCAGCCTTTGTTCCCATCCCTCCCAGTCCATGACCCATGATATGATGCGGATCATCTGCCTGATTGCCACACGTCATGCATTTCTGCGTTTTTACCCAACGCGTGTATACAGGCATCTCTTCCCGTTGTGGTTTCTGGCGCTGGAGATACTGAGCCGGTGACTCCGGATCAACGGCAATGCTGACCACCGTCTTTTCCTGTGGTGGATTCTGTTGCTGGTGGGCGTGAGGCAACGGCGCAATATTTTTTGTGCGCTGCTTCAGTATGCTGATGGCGGTCTGCTCTCCCGGTACGATGTCGCTCTCGCGGTATACTGAGCGGATTTTTTCACCCGGAAGCTTCAGGATTCGACGCGCCATATTTTCGGTCATGGCATCCACTACATCATTTACAGAAGCCCAGCAGCACAATTCAGCCAGCGATAATTCCCGCTCCTGCGTGCCATTCACTGCATGGCGTATGACGTCAATCATCCATGCTGACAGGTTTTGATGAGCAAGTTGCCCGAGTGATTCGGAGGTCTGGTCACGCAGCTGGTTGTCGCAGTGCCAGCACAACACCATTGCGCCGATACCATAACGATGTATGACGGTTTCGCTGTGATGATAATCGCCGTGTGGCCACTGGCAGGATTTAACGTGGCGTAACAGCCAGTCAGACAGCGCACCAGCACCGCCAGCAGCACGAATCACCCGCTCATCGCTGAAAAATGGCAGTAGTGATTTATCCTCCGCCAATGGCTGGCGAACGGCAGGAACGACTCCGGACGGCAGACCGCGCATGCTTTTCGGTTCCGGCTCCACCAGTACACGACCGCTGCGGAATACCTGCATGGATTCACGACCAGGCTTAAGGACCACCAGCCCAAGTTCCGGTACCGGAACAGATCGAAGTAATACCCGCACGTTACCTCCAGAACCGTTGCTGGAATGTGCGGGACGGACGCGGTGGGCGTTCGGAATAAGGGAGTCTGACGTAGATTATCCAGTGACGATAATCGAGGCTGAGGGCTTTCTTAATCTCGTATCCGTGTCTGCGGTAGCGCTGAATCAGCCATTCGGCCTGTTCTTCAGTACATGGTGGGTGTTGGTACCAGTCGGTTTTAAATGCGTGTGAACGCCGCCCATGCCGGATGGCAAGGGCGGTATCAGAATTGTGAAATTTGGTTTTGTGCGCCATCGGTTGTCTCTGCTGGCGCAGCAGGTGCCAGTTGTTCAGGCTGGCGTGCGAATTGTAAACCAGAATGCCAGGAAAAAACAAAACCCGCCGAAGCGGGTTAAGTGCGGGTGCGTTGAGGATGCCTGACTCATCAGAGGTGGCGAGGGATTTCTCCCTCACCTGGTCTCTTACTCCTCAGGTTCGTAAGCTGTGAAGACAGCGACCTCCGTCTGGCCGGTTCGGATTCGTACCTCGCAGAGGTCTTTCCTCGTTACCAGTGCCGTCACTATGACGGTTAAACAGATGACGATCAGGGCGATTAACATCGCCTTTTGCTGCTTCATAGCCTGCTTCCCCTTGCCTTTCGGCACGTAAGAGGCTAACCTACATTTGTGAGACATAGATTGGGCCTCAGATTAATGTTAAGCGTCTTGCAGGACGCGTAATGTTAACTGGGGCTTTTCTCTATCTGCCTTTTGGTGTTCATGCCTGAGACAGATAGCCTCAAGCACCCGCAGTTATTCTACTTAACTAAGATTTCCCCGCAAACCGTTTTTGTCCGGCACAGTAAATATCCAACTAAACCAATGGCGTTCGCTGTATTTACCGCCAGTATTCAATGCACATGACCGCCATGAACACCCCTAAAAAAAGGGCATTTATATGTCCAAACATTAATATCAAAACATCAATTTTTTCCATATACCTTGCTGTGAAGATGATGGGCATACATGATGCGAACAACCAGAACGCAACAAACAAAAACTGCAATGCGTTTTTCATTATTCCCCCTACAATCAATGTGCAATAACATTTAAACACACCTCAATTTGGCCGGACATATAAATATCTAAACCAGAAAAAATCACTTACATAGCGTTACAAACTCTTTAGTCTAAATATTCATCGTAAAACATCCTCCACGCTTATCAGTCCATTTGGTTTCAGGTAATCCATCGCCTTCTCCGGTAATTTGCAGTCCGGCTGAGCTTTTTTCAGTTGACTGACCAGTCGTTTAACCCACATTGTTAATTCGCTAACCTGATTGCCGGATGCTGGTGGATTGTCGGCTTTACCCAGAATGGCAGCGCAGCAGGCCTCTCTGAGCACCCAGTCAACAGCATCCTTCCATGCTCCTGTTTCGACTGGCGGATTCTCACGCTTTACCTGTTCATAAAAGCGCACGGCTTTAACCAGTCCTTCTGATGTCACCGGGACTGGCGGGCCGATGAATAAGGCCTGAATTTCATAGTTCGGCCTGTCGTTACAATCCTCTTTTGTCGGTACATATTTCCAGTCACCAGCCCACGGCTTCCCCTGAAAGTCTGTAACGTCTTTTTTCACGTAGCGATATCGCCATGCAACTGGTTTTGCCTGCCCTGCCGTTTCATGCCCTTCCTGATAATTAATCTCGCTCATTCATCGCCCCACTCATCACAATATGCTTCGATCGGAGTTTTTCCTGCTTCATAATCATCACGCCATGCTTCAGCATCAGCAGCACTGCCACCACGTAACTCTGCATAGTCCATTAACAGTTCATGCCATTCTTCAAAACTGACGTTGTATTTAGTTGAACCAAAATCAGCCATTTTGTTCTTCCTCTTCGTCTTTTATTTCGTGATATGAGTAATTGCAGTAGTTAAAGAAAATATCTTTTGCTTCGTCATGTATTTCATCAGGCGTCGCATCATCATCCACTTCGAATTCATCCTCGAAATCTCCACCGGCTATTCCCGTTTCAATAATTATTTTAAACTTTCGCATTTAACTACCGCCCTTTCGGGCGGCCTCCTGATGTTCTGAGGGTGCAGAAATCCCTCCGGTTAAGGATTAAATTTTTAACAGAGCTAAATTTAATTATTCAGTTCTGGATTTTGTCGCCCTGCGTATCCGCGCTTTCGCGTTACGCTCAATCTGAATTAGCTTTTCTATATTTTTTCGCCTTTCCCGCTCCTCCTGACGCAAGAGCCTTACATCATCTGCCAGTCTGGTTTCTCTTTTCGCCACAGAGAGCATCCAGTCAAATGGCTCCACAACTGCACCGCATATTTTACAGCGGACCTGACGCTCTTTTTCGTCAACCCGGACAGAGGCGTGATGACAATATGGTCTTTCCGATGGCTCATAAAGAAAATTAACCTGATTACGAGGGTCATCCTCTTTTACCGGAAATAAAACGATATTGCTTAACTCATCCTCTGGTTTTATTTCCATGCTCCTCTCCTTTGATGCGAATGCCAGCGACGCGTAATGCGTGTTCTAAGTCAATCAGGTAAAGCCAACTGCCATTTTCTTTAGGTATCATGACATGTCGCTCATCTGCATTTATCGGGTGTCCATATCGAAGGTCGTAGCGAGTCGGTAATTGAACTTCCCGCGCTTCCAGTTCAGCAATACGCTTGCTCCCATCAGAGATAACGCCTTCGTAATACTCACGCTGCTCGTTGAGTTGTGATTTTGCTTCTTCCAGTCCATCCAGCAAATCAGCGATAATATCCGCTTCCCGATGACGGATGTGACGCTTAAACGCAGCAAGAGCCGCATCACAATCCCGTTCAGCATTTGGGCTGTCCGGGATAGCCTGATACCACGCCAGCGTCGACTGATAGTTTTGTGCTGCCTCACGAAGCGCCTCATAGTTAACCTCTCTCATTGAGCCACCTCCTGATAAATCACCGCATGCCCCAGTTTCTCCGCCAGTGCCAGCTCTGCCTTAGCGCCCGCTGACCGCTGCCAGCCTTTCAGCATGTAAATCGCATCCACACAACGAATCATTGCCATGCAAATATCCATGTAGTGCGGCTGTGTCAGCCCGTCCGGAAGTACTGCCGGGTTCAAGACTGTATGCCCTTCCCGTTTCAGTTCCTCTTCCGCCTTGTGGAACGCCTCACGGTTGAAATTTTTATACCCGGTCATTGGACCGGCAATATAAACTCTCACCCTCACTCCTGAACTCTCCTGTCGAAATAAACGTAGTTATTCACTGTGCGCAACGGCATTCCAAATTTTCTGGCGATTTCTCTCCTGGGTACGCCACGCTGATGCAGCTGTCGCGCCAGTTCAATATCACTCTGCGGATATTTTGTTGACTGGTGATAATCACCCCGTAACATCAGGCTGACACCCAGTTCCCGCGCTTTCGTTCTGACAGCATCACCTGTACGACCGGTCAGCCTCCCAATGCTTTCGACCGTCATCGTTCCCGCACACTGCCGGAGTATCATGATTTCAGCCTCGTACCACTTCTTCCAGCCACTCACCGCTGCAGCTCTCCGGTCGCGGTAATATCACGAAGAATATCCCGGTGCTTGTTCAGCTCCCGCAGCGCGGCGCAGACTCGTTCCCACTTCTGGACATGACTTTTCGCCCGACGCAGTTCGAGGTTTGCCATATGCAGCGATGGTAAAATCAGGTCATCCGCTCGCGTTTCAGTAAACGATGGCAGCGACTGCACAATGCCCGCTACAGTTTCTGTTTTAATTTCTTCCTGTGTTGCGGCTTCCCGGACTGGTAACGCAACACCTGCTGGCTGAGGAAAGGCCTTACCATCATTTTCCGTTACCGATGCTGCTTTCGGCTCTGCTGGTAAATTACCGCCCGGCATGCAGTAACGAAATTTACCGCTCTGATTAACGCGTGCCAGCCGCCCCGTTGCAGTTACCACCGCCAGCGTGGAAGCAACCTTGCGAGTACTGATGCCGAACTTACCCGCCAGTTCCTCACACGTTTTAGCCCCATCCTGACCGATAAACTCAATCATCATGTCTGCTGTAACTTTTTGTTCGACCTCCCCGGTCAGCATATCCTGTGCTTCAGATTTTACTGGCCGCTCTTCGGTTACCAGGGATTCACTTTCGCCAGCCAGAAACCAGGTGTGACCAGTTTTATCAACGACGCCATTTCTTTTGAGTTCCCACAGCTCGTTGAGAACCTCTTCACGACTGATATCAAGTCGCGCGGCCAGTTCTACCGATGTGGCTTTTCCCATTGCTTTCAGTGCGTCAAAAACGGTTTCCATTAAAATTTCCTCCGGACAAAATTACTTCACAACCCTCAGGTGTCTGACATTCGAACGCCAGCTCTCCCAGTTAAAATTCACCCAGCGACCACCGTTCATGACCATGCGGTCCATCACACGCTCGCCAAGAAGCGTACTCATCGCTACGTGGTTCAGGTTCGTCAGCATTCCGACACTACGCATCGAAGCCGTTCTGCGGTCGACTATCTGGTTCAGTGTGACCTGCTCGTTGCGCGTATCCCGCTGCATTCCGATTTCATCCAGGACAAGCAGGTCAACATCACACAACCCCTGTAAAAATTTTTCGCCTGAGTTTTTGTTGTCGTAGCTGTTGTGTAACGCCAGCATCACATCAGCCACCGTTATCACAATCACGCTGCGACCTTTCGCCAGAAGATGATTGCCAATGGCGGCTGCAAGGTGGTTCTTTCCGGTACCCGGCTTACCGCTGAACACAAAATTCGTGCACCCGGTCATCAGTTCGTCAGCGATGGATTTTGCCTGGCTCAGCGCATGTTTTTGCCCGTCGTTCTGCACCTGATAATTCGCAAACGAGCATTTGCTGTGCAGAGGCTGGATGCCCGAACGATTCAGGATTTTTTCCACCCGCAACTGGCGATTCTGGCGGTTGATCTCCTCGCTACGTTTTCGCCCTTCTGCCAGTTGCCACTCGCGCCACTCGTCCACTGTCCGGTACGGCGCGATTACATGCTGCGGGGTCAGCTTACGGATACGCTCAAGAACACCACCTGTCGCGATATTTTTCATGGCCCGTTACCCCCTGAACCCCGGCGGAATTTCGGTATCCGGCTCAGAAATATGATTCACGCAACGCTGTACAGACGAACGCCCCAGGCGGATAACCAGTTCATCCCATTTTTCGCGAAGCTTTGACGGACTCATGATATTTTTTACCCAGAATGGATCCCGCTGCGCCCGACCAAACATTTCACAAATTTGTCTGTGAGTTCTGCCATCCAGCATCCGCATTGTGCGCACGTCGTTGGCCCATGCGGTCCAGTTGGGTTCTTTCGGTCGCGAAATCTCGCCATCATCGCTGGCGGCCTGCTCGTAAAGACTCACGATTCGTCCCCAGATCCACTGCGCACACGCCAAATCTTCCTGGTTGCCCCACTGGCGTTTTTTTGCACTGAACACAACCGCGTCAGGGTGTCGGGTTAAAAAATCCTGTTCAACCGTCTGCGGGTCCGGTTGCGAAGCTTCCGGACGAGAAGTGTTTTTATTCTCTGTAGTAATCTCTGTTGTATTCTCTGTAAGATCATCAGGCCATTTTGACCCGATGACATTGAGTCGTTTTGAACCAATGGAACGTGCCATTTTGGCCCCTTCCATCGTGTCATTCTGACCTGATGGAGCAGCGCATTTTGACCTGATGGATTCGCTCACTTTGCCACCATTTAAAAGCTCGCTCTCGTAATTAATCGTGTAAAAATTAGTCATATCACGCTTTGATTTATTGAGCTTTTCGCAACGCAAAAGCCCCAGCGTTTTCAGACTTGCAAATGCGCGTTTTAACGTTGACTCTGACCAGAACGGGAACTGCTCCAGCCATTGTTCTGTTGTGTTATAAATCCAGCGAACACCATCACATTCCATGCCGGAACCGGTATCTCTCAACCAGTAATGCAACTGCTGCAACACGATGGCTTCGTTCAGACCAATTTTCATCGCCAGCTGCGTGTTTATAACCAGCGGACGTTCAGCAAAAAGGAGCTTCATCCCCCCCCCAGAACACGTTATCAATGCGCCACCACGGCATTTCCCGCCGGACCACCACGATTCATCTGATCGAACAACACGATCGCTGCCGCAACAAACTCATCGATATCTTTCACCAGGCGCTCCCGTCGCTCGACAAGCTCCCGGTGATATTCCGAACTGTGGCTGCGCATTCGGGCCACCAGTGGAGGCGGCATTGCTTTTTCGATCGCCGGTAACAACGCCTGAATTTTTTTAACCGCATCAGGGGTGTCTTTTTCTACCCAGCGGAAAATTTTCTGGGTATTACGAGACAGGGCTTCCGGATGGCTGTCGTCATACAGTTCAGGAAACGTCATCCCCAGTTCGAAATAAGTCCGGGCTATTTCAGCTGCAGGAACTTTCTCACCATCAGGGTATGCCCAGGCATTCATCGCCATGCGGATGTGCTCATGTTTGATTTTCATGAATCATTTGCCTCTTGATGCTTCGGGTATGATCGTTTTCGTCATTTGGTTGCTTCATCGACATATTCTGCGAATAACATGACGAGCGTCGTAAGTATGTCCAATCAACATCAGGACGAAGTTCTTCACACAGGACACCACCTTTTGTTGCTCGTTCAATCGCAGGACATCTCTCAGCAGGTAACTGACGTACACCTTTGATCCATTGATTTACGCTTGGAGGAGATACACCTAAAAGCCTAGCCATTGCTGATTGCCCACCGACAACAGCACAAGCTCGTTTGAATGAATAGTTATCTTTTTTCATCGAATGAACTCCAAAAAACACGCAACAATATTAGGCTTAGCCTAATGAAATTGTCAATAGGCTAAGCCTAATACATCGGGAGTAGGGATTGCCTAACGCGATGCGCATAGGAGACTATTAAGCAATGCTTAGTGGTAAAGACTTAGGCCGAGCGATAGAGCAGGCCATTAACAAAAAAATTGCATCAGGAGCCGTCAAATCAAAGGCGGAAATCGCACGTCATTTCAAAGTCCAACCACCATCAATCCATGACTGGATTAAGAAAGGTTCGATAAGTAAAGACAAACTTCCAGAACTATGGCGTTTCTTTTCTGATGTGGTTGGTCCAGAGCATTGGGGGCTTAACGAATACCCCATACCAACCCCATCCACTTCAGATACAAAAAGTGAACTTTTAGACATAAACAGCCTTTATCAAGCCGCCTCTGATGAAAAAAGAGCAATTGTGGCTTTCATCTTATCTGGAAATGCTACGGAGCCTAGTTGGGTTGATCATGACGTTCGCGCCTACATTGCCGCAATGGAAATGAAGGTAGCTAACTATCTGAAAAATCAAGAATCAAAACGGAAAAGCCAGAACATCACCAAGACAGGAACTTAAACTTATATGGTCCGACGGGAAATTCCTAGTTCCCGTTAGTTAACTCCTACTACCTCTTCCACAAACCATCACCTATTAGGTTGCGCCCAAATTATTAGGCATAGCCTATTGACAAGTAATTAGGCATTTCCTATAGTTTTCCCATACCAACCCATCCCGTCCCACACAATACAGGGCAATACCTCGAGTTACCAGGCAGTGGTCAGGGGTTAAGTAGCCAGCCCGAGGCGTAAGAACATGACGGCAGGGTTCAACTTTAATAACTATGCAGCAGGTTTTTGTTCCGCTACCCCGGCGTTAAGGGGAAATGAGGTCAACATGGATACTATCGATCTTGGCAACAACGAATCTCTGGTATGTGGCGTGTTCCCCAACCAGGACGGTACGTTCACCGCGATGACGTATACCAAAAGCAAAACGTTTAAAACCGAAAATGGTGCCCGTCGCTGGCTGGAAAGAAACTCAGGTGAGTGATATGGATTTCGACACAATCATGGAAAAGGCTTACGAAGAATACTTCGAAGGCCTTGCCAAAGGCGAAGAAGCTCTCAGCTTCAGTGAGTTTATACAGGCGCTTTCCAGCTCGGCAAAATCTAACGGCTGATAAGCGAAGCAGCACCGCGAGGAATCAGTATGCAGAAACGAGAACCCGTCATCATCGCGCCAGACTATACCGATGATGAACTTTATGAGTGGATGCACCAGAAAATTAAGGCTGCGCAGGACCTGAAATGGGCCAATGAAGCCAGGGCTAAGCAAGCTGAAAATCTGTCCGCTCTGGAGCAGGATATCACCAATCTGGAAAAAGCAGCGGCATTAAGCATTGCCAAGAATGATTACATACCCACGTTAATGGCTAACCAACGAGGCTAATAATGGAATTTAAAGATTTACCAAAAGAAATCCAGATAATTGCTGCAACGACACTCGGTGATAGTCTGCTGAAAATTGACCCGGCATACACCAAAAAAGAAACCATCGATAATATGGTTCGTAATGTGCGCAATGCTTTTTCAGGGCTATATGGTTCTGATAATCAAAAACAGGAAAACGATATTGATGAACGGGTAATTTCTGTTTGCCTGAATGGTCATGTTATTTCAGCAATCAGAACAGAAACGGCAACTGCTTTTGATTATCTCTGCATGATTCAGAGTCTTGCTGATGTTCTGTTGAAATCAAAAGATTTAGAAAACGATGCAAATTTACAGGGGCGCACAATAGCACATCCATATGCACATACTTTAGGCTCTGTGGATATCAAAGATCCCACAAATCTTTAATGAAATAGTTAACGCGAATTGTACTTGCTCTTTCAGTTGCTTTCAGAATACGCGTTGAAACTGCTGGCGGTAATTTAGTATTCCATTTATTAAAATCATGCCCGGAAAAGTACTCTTCGAAAATACTTTTAACTGCAGACTCGCCTATTGAAATGCTGCTTACCATGCGATTTTGATAAAGGCATTTAGCAATAAGAGTTGATTTTAACATTCACCCTCCTGAGGGTTGGTAATTAAGGAGTTCTCCACGGGTGAGGTGGAGTGCGTGCGCCGGACACGGGTGAGCATCCGGCACTGACAGTTTACTGAAAGGATATATCCCTGAAAAGTCAGGGCATAACACGAAAGCGTACGGCGAAGGCCTTCACCTATGAGGCTTGTCGTTAAATTTAATTCGACCGTACGCTTCCGGTTGTGGCAATCCGCGAAATGGCGCGGCGGTAAGTATGGCAGGGGTACTATTCTCCCTCCCCTGTGGAGCACCGGGTTGTCAGGTTGACCATACGCTTAAGTGACAACTCCGCTGCAACAACCCATGCTGATTACCTTTTGGCGGGTATCCGTTTTTTGTTTTCCCTTGTGATACCCGCCCTTTTTAAAGTGAATTTTGTGATGCGGTGAATGCGGCTCAGCGCACGCGGAACAGTTAAAAAGGCCAGTTGACTTCCGTATTGGTTCTTATGGGTGGGTTCTCTGTATCCGGCGTTAATTGTTAACTGGTTAACGTCACCTGGAGGCACCAGGCGCCGCATCACAAAATTCATTGTTGAGGACGCGATAATGGAAACGTTATTACCAAACGTCAATACGTCTGAAGGTTGTTTTGAAATTGGTGTCAGAATCAGTAACCCTGTATTTACTGAAGATGCCATTAATAAGAGAAAATACGAACGGGAGCTATTAAATAAAATATGCATTCTTTCAATGCTGGCCCGTTTACGCCCGATGCAAAAAGGATACTGGCAATGAATACTGCTATTGCCCTCACTCTGACTGTTTTTCTTAATACTGGCGAGCCTGTTGACATGGTTATTAACATTTACGGTTCAATGAAAGAATGCATAGCTGCCGCAGCAGAACAAAAAATTCCCGGTAACTGCTATCCGGTCGATAAAGTTATTCACATGGATAATAACGAAATCCCGGCAGGACTTAAAACAGCGCCGTAATTAATATCCGGTTTCATTTTATATGCCAGCAATGGCAGGGATTTGTTCACCCTTAAATCTGTAATGAGGTTAAAACAACATGAGTAAAGTCTTTATTTGCGCCGCTATTCCGGACGAACAGGCAATAAAGGAAGAAGGTGCAGTCGCTGTAGCCACTGCCATTGAAGCTGGCGACGAACGCCGCGCCCGTGCCAAATTTACCTGGCAATTCCTGGAGCAATATCCGGCTGCTCAGGACTGCGCTTATAAATTTCTTGTTTGCGAGGATAAACCCGGTATACCCCGCCCTGCCCTCGATTCCTGGGATGCTGAATATATGCAGGAAAACCGCTGGGATGAGGAGTCAGCTTCCTTTGTCCCGGTTGAGACTGAATCAGATCCGATGAACGTCACTTTTGACAAGCTGGCCCCTGAAGT